CAGACCGAGGCGAAGTAGTAGACAAACCGCTTGCTGAAAATATCATCCTGCCCCAGCGCGGCCACCTGCATGGCGCGGGCGTTCTGGACGTCGGCCAGCAGCGCGGCGGTCAGCACCGCATCGGCCTCCAGCACCTTCTGCTGGAACTCCAGCGCCTTGGCCGGATCGGCCTGCAAGGCGGCCAATGCCGCATCCGGTGCCGCCGTCCCGGTCACAGTCTGGGCGATGCCGACCACATGCGCGGCCACCGAAGCGGCCATGTCGTTGCCGCTGAAATACTTGATCAGGCTGGGGGCAAGCTGCGCCAGCCCAAGAAGGATCGGGGCCATCAGAATTCTCCTGTGCGGATCATGTCGGTGACGCGCTTGGCGCGGGCGGGAGCCTGCTTCTGCCATTTGCTGTCGAGCGCGGCGGCGGCGGCGGCATCCCATCGGCCCGCCTGCAACAACGCCAGCGTGTTCTTGAAGGCCAGCAGGCCCGCCAGCCCGAGCTGGAAGCACATGTTGGCCAGCGCATTCTGGCGCGCTTCGTTGAGCGTGCGCCACCACGGCAGCGCATGGTCCAGTTCGCGCTCGACCTTGTCGATGTCGTTTTTCAGCATCAGGTCGATCTCGTCGTCGGAGAAGTCGCGGTCAGTCATGTTCCGACCGACGCCCCCGGTCCAGCGCGGCGGGTCGGCAGTGTCGCGGTAGATGCGCTTCCTGCGCCCCTCGTCGACGGTCAATTGTGCGGCCAGTTTCGCGCGGTCCATGTACTATTCCTTCAGCGATTCGCCGTTGTCGAGCATGCGCTGGTAAATCTTGCGCTTGATGGCGTTGATCCGCAGCACGTAGACGCCGACCACGCAGCCGATCCCCAGCGAGATCGCGCCCAGCACCGTGTTGATCTGGCTAAGCAGGGTAGCCATGCCCATCGACGCGGTCGCGGCGGACACCACGGTCGCCACTTTCGGGTGGCTAGCGACCGTTTCCAGCGCGGCCTGGATGTTTGCGGATTCGTTCATTGATGCGCCTTCGTAAAATATGGTTGCGTGCCCACGAAATCAGTACCGCGAACCAGATGCAGCCCCAGATAATCAGCATCGTCATTGTCCACATAAAGAAGTCGCAGGCCCTGCGCCAGGGTGAGCACGCCCATACAGGCGTTGTAAAAGAGCGGCGGCGCGTAGGCCATGTACAGCGCCCAGCCGGCCGCGTTGCCGATGATCGAGGCCAGCAGCAGGGCTTCGGTGTCGGCGCACAGCTGGCCATGCAGCAGCTTGTGCGACACCAGCAACAGGCCGACATCGCACAGCGCGGCGCTGCCGTGGAACACCAGCATGCCGATGTCGGTATTCGGCAACGCCGCCGTGGCGGCAGTATGGATGGCCCACAAGACGATGATCAGCGCAGCCATGCCGCCCCGCCGCCGCCAGCCGTTCATTTCTTCTTTTTCGGGGCCGGGGCTTTCGCCTCTTCTGGCGGGCGCTGCTTGCCGCCGCCGGCCCCGGTCGCGTTCAGGTGCTGTTTCATGGAATCCTCTCAAGTTGTTGTTGAACAACATCGATTGTACCGAGTTGGCACAGTGTTTGTTGCAGAAAATAATGATCTAGGAAAATATCAGGAGAACGGGTTGTATTTGGCCGGTGCCCCGGTCATGTAGCCGATGCGGATATCGCGCAAATCGACAAAGTTGGCATTGGTGGCGCTGACTGCCTTGCCGAGAATGAACAACACCCGGTCGAATGAATAGCCCGCATCGAACGGGTTAAAGCACAGCACGATGCGCCGCCACTCGGTCGACGAACCCGGCAAGACAGGGCCAATCAGTGCGTTGCTGTAGCGCGGGATATTCGCCGGGCTGGCGATGTCGCTGTCGGTCGTGACATCGCCATTGACGCGCGCCTTGAATACGCCGACGCAATCGGCCCGGTACAGCGCGGTAATGAATACCTGGCGAATTTCCTGGGTGAATTCGCGGTAGATAAAATCCTTGTAGATGTCGATCACGCCAGTATTGCCGGTGAAATGCAGGTAGGCCGGATTGCCGAGCGAGCCGCCTTGTAGGCTGCATCCGGCGGTGACGCCGTCCGACGCCCAGCCCGGCGGCACGAACGCGGTCAGCGGCACCCGCTCCAGGTATTCGACACCCCGGAACCAGCCATAGATGCCGAGCGACGAAGTGGCGAACGCAGCCCCCGGATAGCAGCCATCGAACGAGACTTCGCCAGTGCCGCTATTGACGCACATGGTGCCGGTGTAATAGCCGACATTCTGCGGGGTGAAGCCGGAATCGCGCAGCACCACGTTGTTGATCGTGCCCAGCCCGCTTTGCAGCATGCGCAGCAGCACCGTGTACTTGCCGCCCGCGTAATCGGCCGCGAAGGTCTGGACGTGCACGCCGTTGATGCTGACCCCGGACACCGGATTGTTTTGCGTGGCCGATTCGATCCGAATGCAGTCGATTTGCAGCGCCTGGCTTGGCTCCAGCACCGCGCCATTCACGTCCATGGCGCGGGTCCACTTGACGTTCGCCCCCAGCACGTGGATGCCGGCATGGTCGGGCGGCAGGCCCAGGCCGGGGAACGGCACCGGGTTCTCGCTGAAGTTTCCAATCGTCATTCCGCTGATGGTGGTGGTGCCGGCATTGATCGCCAGGAACCCCGTGTGTTGCGGGTAATAGAGCGTGGTCATCACGAAGGTGTTGCTGCTGACGTCGTTGTCGACGCAGGCCACGTTGAGTACGCTGGACGAGGCGATCCGGTTGCCCCGGTTGTCCGCGATCACCCCGTAGGTGCAGCCGATCACGCTGACCTGCTCACTCAGCAGTTCGGAGGTGTTCTCCATGTAGACGCCGCAATAGCCGTTCTCGAACAGGCAGTCGGAAATATGGGCATTGCGGGTGCCGGAGAACAGCACGCCGATGAACGGCAGCCGCCCCGGATGGGTCTTGACGTGGATGCCGCTGAGCCGGTTGTACTTGGCATTGGTGAAGATCGTGCCCGCGTTCTGCCACGCTTCGGCGGTGCCGACGATGAACACCGGCTTGGCCCCGTTATACCCGGCGCTGGAGGTGTAATCGGCGTAAATGGTGGTCCCGCCCTGGCCGATCACTGACACATTGCTCTTGCTGATGCGCAGCGGGCCGGTGACCCGGAACACCCCGCGCAGGAGCACGTCGCAGCCGCCCACCTGGTCGCCCACTCCATCGGCCGAGGCGATCACCAAGGATTGCGCGTAATCGATGGCGCGCTGGATGCCGGCCGTGTGGTCGAGGGTCGGGGTGCCGGTCTTGGCGTCCGCGATTTCGGCCGCGCTCATGAAGTCGAACACGTTGACCGTGTCGCGTTCCTTGTCCTGCACCGTGCGCAGCACGGCACCGACGCCGGCCTGGAGGAAGCCGACCAGCGAGGCACCGATGGACGAGGCCAGCGTGGCCATGAAGGCGGACACCGCCCCCCACAGCCCGGCCGGGTCGGTGTTGAAGTTGTCGACCGGGTAGCCGGTGATCTGGACCCCATGCTCGTTCTTCAGGTCGAGCTTGTAATTGCCGGACCAGTACACGGTGGCCTCGCCGTGCGCGTCCAGCCGGATCGGGTTGTCGTGCGGCACCAGCCCGGCCGCATCGGTGTAGGCATCCTTGGGGGTGCTGGTGCCGGCCGCATAGGTGTACAGCAGGCCATTGGCCAGCGGGCGGCCGTTGTTGTCATAGAAGCGCTGGCGCGGCGCGGGCATCAGGGTGGTGGTCATGGCGTCCTATCGGTTGGGTGGTTGGGCGAGGGCGTTCTGCGCCGGATTCAGCGCCGCATCGACCTTCTTGCTCAGCGCGTTCGAGGCGGCGCGCTTGGCAACGTATTTGGCCGCCGGCCCGAGTACCGGCCCGACCACCGGAATCGCATTGGTCCGGTTCGACAGCTTGTCCAGCGCGGCCACCATTTTCGTTGCGGTATTCGAGTAGTTGACGGAGCCGGGCGGGGTCGTGTACAGGTCGACGGCCATGTCGCGCACATCGCGCAAGGTCTGCGCGCCCTGCTTGCCGTAGATGGCTTGCAGCTTGCCGTCCGCGTCCAGTTCGTTGATGATGGCCTTGATCTTCGCTTCCGAGCCGATGACCCGGCCGGCCGTGTCCGCGCCGGCATTGCCGAACATCTTTTCCTTGATGTGCTCGGTCAGTGCGCCGCGCAAGTCCTTGGCGGCCTGCTGGCCGACGGCCACGATGGCGGGGTCGGTGCCTGCCTCATGCGCCTCCAGCACGCGGAACAGGTGCCGGGTGTCATCCAGTGAGCCGTCTAGGATGCTGTGCTTCATCACGTCTTCGAAGGCCACCGCCCGGTCCTTGGTGCCGGGCTTGGTGCGCAGCAGCTTGTCGACCACGTCGCGGTCGGCAAATTCCTTGGCATAGTTCTCGTACGCGCGCCGCGCCTGCTTGAACAGCGCGCCGCCCTTGCCTTCCTGTGCGCTGTCGATCAGCGCCTTGGCTTCCTTGCCGAACACCACGTTCGGGGTGCCCGGCTCGGCCAACTTGTTGATGGCTTGGCGCAAGTCCTCGGAGGCGTCCAAGGTCATCACGGTGCGACTCGGGCGCTGCCCCAAGGTCAGCGGGTCATAGCCGCCGCCTTCGGTCTTCGCGTTCTGTTTCAGTTCGCTTTCGATGGTGCTGACAATCGGTGCCAGCTTGTCCTTGCCCTTGTTCTTGGCGACCCACTCGGCCAGCGCGGTGACGTCGACCGGGGCCGCCATTTCGCCGGCGGCACGCGCCTCGGCATACTGGGCGCGAATGCCGTCCAGCTTGGCTTGCTGCTTGGCCGCCACCGCGTTGACTACCGACTTGCCCGTGGCGCGCAGGCTGGCCGCCTGTGCCCCCGTCTGTTCACCGAATTCGGTGAACAGGGATTGGACCCGTGCGTTCTGGTCGGCATAACGGGCGTCGATGGCCTTGCCTTCCGGCGTTTTCGCCGCCTCGCGCTCGAAGCCGACGTCTTCCATGGTGCGGGTCAGCTGGCCCTTGGTGGGCTTGATGCCGAACTGGGCGAACCGCTGCGCACGCAGCGCTTCCTCTGCGGTCGATGCGGCACCGCCACCCGCCATCGCCGGGGCAGGTTTGTCCAGCAGGTTGCGCCATGGTTGCGGGTTGGCCACGACGGCCGCATCCGCTGCACCTTGCGCTGCGGCACTCGGCCCGGCCAGCCCACGGATCGCCTGCATCGACGAGCCGGCCCCGCGCGCCAGGGCGTTCAGTTCGGGAATCGGGATGCCGACGATGCCGCTGTCATTGAGCTTTTCGCCCGCCTGCTGGATGATCGCCACGCCGGTCTGGGTGCGCGGCTGGTAGGTCAGCGCGTTGGCAACCCGCCCGGCCAGCTGCTCGCCCTCGCGCACGCCCTGCTGGGTGCCGTAGTGGCCGCCGACCAGGCTCTTGCCGACTCCGGCCACGCTGCCGACCGCGCCGCCGACGATGCCCGATGCCATCGCCAGCGGCGCTTCGAGCACGCCGAACGCCTTGCCCAGCAGGTTGTCTTGCGGCGCTTCTTGTGGCGTGGGCTGGCGCGCAGCAAAGGCCCGCTCGGCGGCACCGACCGGAATCTCGGCGGCTGGCGCTCCGACCGGGCGCGCGCTGGCCAAGTCAAAGCCGCCTTTCGCTGGCGCGGCCGGCTTGGCGGTGGCGAGGTCAAAGGCCATCAATGCACCTCCTCGAACTGCTTGCCGTCGGGACTGACGTACGCCTTGTTGCCCTTGGCGTCGACGTGCAAGGTCCAGCCCTTGGGGTTGGTCGGTGCCGGTGCGGCGGCGTCTTTCTTGCTGTAGTCGAAGCGCGTCTTGGCGTCCTTGCGCCCCGTGGCGAGTTCGTACTGCTGCATCAGCCCCTCTTTTTGGGCTTCCATCAGGTGCTGGTAGGTCTGGATCACGCCCTTGAGCTGCTTTTCGGTCTTGGCGTTATCCAGCAGATGCGCCAATTCCTGGCGCTCCTCGACGCCGCCGCCGCCGGCCACAATCGACTTCAGCACTTCCTTGGCGACAATGCCCTTGGCCGCGTCGAAGTTGGTCGGTGCCGTGCTGCCGGTCTGCTGCGCAATGATGTTGCCGAACTTGTTGACCAGCGGGACATCCTTGTTGTCCAGCGCGTCCACCAGCCCGCTCAATTGCTTGAGGTGGTCGGAGGCCACCGCGAACGAGCGGATCGAACTGCCCTCTTTCCCGGTCGAGAAGTCGCGCATCGCCTTGATCTTGCCGGCGTACTCGGTGGCGTCGTAATCGGGGTACTTCTGCGCGACCCGCTCCATCATCTTGACGATTTGCGGGTTGCGCAGCGCCATGCCGGACGGCGGGGCCATTTTTCCTTGGCCGATCAAGTCCACCGTGGCATCCGAGGTGTCCCCGCCCGGCTCGGTGGCCTGCTGGAGATCGAACGCGAGCCGCTTGGCGGCCGTCCGTTCGGTCGCGCGGCTGTCGGCGCTCTGCGTGATCGCGCTTTCGCTGAGGGTAGTCGGTGCCCCGCCCAGCCCCGGCACACTGGTCATGCGGCTGACGCCGCCGAGGTTCTGCACATGCACGGTTGGCTTGTTCAGTTCGGTGAATTTCTCGATCCCGAGCGCCGATTTCTTGATCAGTTCCTCCAGCCCGCCCGGCTGCGCCAGTTGCGCCTTGATCGAGGCATGCACCTGATCTAAGGTCACGCCGCGCGATGCAAGTTCCGGGCCGAGCACCGGGTCTTGGTGGTTGGCGTCGATCCAACGCATGTAATCTTCCGGCGTTTTCACGGTCGACAGGTATTCGCGCGACTGCTTGAGCTTGGTGTCGACCAGATCGGCCTTCTGCTTGGCCACCTTGGCCGCTGTTTCGTCGGCATCGGCAAAGCTCTTTTGCAACCCCGGCAGCTTGGCCCCCAGCCCGGCACCAGCTACGCTGGTGTAAAGCTTGTTTCGGTCCACCTTGCCGTCCTCGCCAACAGATGCTTTGTAGGCACCCGCCAGCGCGTTTTCCTGGTCGATGCCGCGCTGGTATTCGCCCATCTTGGCGCGTGCCATCTGGAGGCCGAGCGCGTTGGTCTGCGCGGCCTGCGCTTCGTTGTCGTACTCCTGCACCGTCTTGGGTGGGCGCAGGAGGTTGGCGTAAATGCTGGTATCAACTGGCATGTCTTATCCTTTAGGTGCCGAGGCTTTCGCCGCTGGGCAGGGTCCAGCCATCATTGCCGCCCGAGTTGTAATTCCACGGCATGGTGCCGTTGCTGCCGCTGGCTGGTCCGTGATACTGGTTCCATGCGCTGACCCCTTGATTCAACGCCCCGGTCAGTGCGTTGCCGTTGGCGAGGTAGCCCGAGGCCCGCGCATTGCCGGCACCGAGCGCGTTGTCGCCGATCCTGGCACCAGTGGCCAGCATGCCCGCGCCCACGTTGGCGCCGGTCTGCAAGCCGGCCTGCGTCATGGTGCCGGCTGCGGTCTGCCCGATCCCCGCCAGTGACGCGAGCCGGTTCTTGTTGATCGCGTCACGCCCGAACGCCTCGCCGTACTTGGTGCCGGCGTAGTCCTGCGCGTAGCGGGTCGAGGCTTTCAGCGCAGCCCCGGACAGCAGGCCGCCGCGCGCCGCCGCCGAATTGGTCAGCCCGCGCATGCCTTCCGACAGTCCGAACTGGTAGCCCGGCTCGGAGGCGAGGTCGGCCCCGCTGAAGTCGCGCATGCCGGCCAGCTTGTTGAGCGCCGCCGCGCCCTGCGTGCGCCATGGCTCATTGTCGATGCGCGCCTGGTCCAGCTGTTTCTGCTGGAAGTCCTGCGCCTCGCGCTGCGCCTGCAATTGCGTCGCGTTGGCCTCGCGTGTTGCGTCCATCTGCGCGTTGACCGCGTTTTTCGATGAATTGCTCGCTACCACGCCGCCAATAACGGCACTCCCCACGACTGCTGTAGCTACCCAAGACATAACGACTCCCCTGCGCACTCCAGCGCGTCAAAATTCGGTGCGATCAAATCGGCCTCTATCTTGCCAATGTCGGTTTCGTCAGTGCGGAACACGTTGATGAAGATCGTGTCCTCATGCGCGTAGCCGACCTTCTGGATGCCGGCCGGTGACGTGACCGTGTAGCCGGCCTGCACCCGCATCTGGCCCGTTTCGGTGGCGATGCTGATGTCACCCTTGGCGACGATGTTCACGCACGGTTTTTTGTGAATCTTGCCCACCAGCGTGCAGCCCTTCGGGATGAGCAGGGTGCGCGTGTACAGGCCATCGACCAGCGTTTCCGTGAACGGTAGTTCGACCGCATCGGGCGAGTCGGCCATCGACGCTTGCAGCGCCGCGATATTGGCGCGCGTGGTCAGGCGGTCGTCGTCCAGTATCGCTGGCAGGCCCTCGCCGTAGTTCTCCACGGGGCGAATGGTCTGCATCAGACGATGTCCGTCGCGGTGTAGTCGAACGCCACGCCCAGCCCGGAGGCCTTGATCACCCCGGCAGCGTTCAGCCCCTTGCCGATCAGTTCTGGGCAGTTGTACGACTCGCCGGCCGCAATCGCCCGCGCGCTGATCTTCGGATGTACGGCAGCGGCGGCGTCGACGAACGACACCGTGCACAGCACCGGAGCGCCGGTGGTGTTGACCAGGGTCGCGCTCTTGATGATGCGCACCGTGTTGGCGGGCACGGTCGTGCCTTGCTGATCGAGCGTGGCGGTCAGGGTGGTGCCGTCAAAGATGTAGGTGGTAATGGCCATGGAGTTCCTTGTTATGCGCCGATGCCGTTGGCGATCAGCGCGGTGCGCATGTTGTTGGCGAGGGCGATCACGGTCGGCAGGTCGGTGGCCGCCGCTCCCAGTGCAGCCGATCCCTGCGGCGCCTTGCCGTTGCAGCCGAATGTCGTGAACTTGCCGCTGGATGCGGTCGTGCCGCCGATGGCGCCGGGGCTGGCCCAGTCGCCATCGTCGAGCAGGTCGACGTTCAGGTTGGACACCTTGGTGGTGCTGGCCACCGCCAGCGGCGCGGTGCCGGTGGCCAGCGTCGAGGTGACCTGACCGCTGGCGCTGACGGTCGTGAATGCACCGGAAGCCGCCGTGGTCGCGCCAATCGTCGTGCCGTTGATCGCCCCGCCCGAGATCGCGGCATGGTCGGCATTCTGCTGCCCGAGCGTACCGACCATCGGCGGCGGGAAGGCGGCAGCAATTTCGATGGTCTGCGCACGCTTGGCCAGTTCAGCCAGCTGTGCGGCACTCGCTGCCATGCTTTCCACTTGCCCCGCCAGTTGGTCGACCCGCCTGCGCAGCTCGGCCAGTTCGGCCTGTGCCGGCGAGATATCGCCGTCAATGGCCTTGAGCGCCGCGATTTCCGGCAGGCTGAGGGCCCCGGTCTCGGCGCCGATCTGGCGCAGCATGTGCAGCAGCGCATCGGCCTGCACCCGGTCGAAGCCGAGCGCCAGCAGGCCGGAGATTTCCAGCTTGACCACGCTCATGACGTGCCCCGCCGCGCTTCGAGGAACGCGCCTTGCAGCACGATCCTGGCATTCGCCGAGGTGGACACCTCGAATACCCGATCGCGCCCCATGCCGAGCCGGTTGAAATTCGGCTTGTTCTTGTAGCGGCCGGTGGTGCCGAGCGAGGTGCTCAGCATGGCCGACCAGGTCTTGCCGCCGTCGTCGGACCAGCGCAGATAGATTTGCGCATCGGTGCCGGTCGGGCTGATCCCGGCTTCCATGTCCAGCGTCAGCTTGTCGAAGCATTGGCGCGCGCCATCGGCGGTCAGATGCTGGAACGCCTTGATGCGGGCAATCGGCTGGCCGTCGTCGGTGTAGGCGTCGAGGTCGAGCCGGTACACGTTGCCGTTCTCCCAGTCGCCCACCAGGTGCTGGCGCTGGTGGAACACGTGGCAGTTGTCGCGCACGCGGGTGAGTTGGTTGGCCGGGGTACGCCAGGCGCGTTCATGCCATTGCGCGGTGGCGGCGTCGTACACCCATGTTTTCCCCGCGGCGGGAAAGGTCAGCTGGTACCACGAATGGCCGTCCATCTGGTACGAGAAGCCCTGCGCGTCGTCGATCCGTGCATAGCCGCGCAGTTCGGTTTCCAGCGCGTGGGTGCTGATCCGTTGCGGCTGGTAGCCCTGCATCTTCCACACCATCGCGTCGCCGCGCTCGTCGGCCCCGAGCCAGAACACGCTGTTGTCCATCCGGCACGGCGAATGCTTGGCCGCGCAGCCCACTTCCATGGTGGCGCCGGAAATCCGCTCCAGCGGGAAATCGGCCGCGCCGCCGAACGAGAACACTTCGGTCGACTTGGCCCCGAACAGGATCAGGTCGTTATGGTCCTTGATGTGGCGCACCATGTTGTCGGGCACCGACTCGGCCGAGGCGAAGTCGAGCGCCTCCACCGTGGTGGTCAGCGCACCGGAAATATAGAACTGTTGGGTGCCGGGCCGGTTGAAAATGAAAAACCCGTTCAGGAAGTCGACGAAATCCGAGCCGTACCAGCCGCCCCCGCCCATCAGTCCCACTGCGTGACTGGCCAGGTTGACGGTGGGCGCGGTCAGCGTGCCATCGGTGAACACAACATCGATGCCGTTGTCGGCTGCGTACACCGGGCCGGTCAAGGACGCCAGCGCCGTGGTCAGCACCCATGTTCCCGCGTCGTAGCGGTACAACTCACTGCCGCGCACCCCGAACAGGTCGCCGTTCGACGCTTCGTACAGGCAGCGCACGCCACCGGCGCCGGGGACCGTGCTCCACAGGGTGCGGCCGGGGGTGCCGTAGAACGTAGTCGGGGCCGCCGCATCGGGCGGGTTATTTTCTGCGTATAGGTTCACGCAGCGCTGCGCCGACGCGATCAGGCTGCGCGCGCTGTACGAGGCCGACAGCAGCGAAATGCGCGCCATCAGCAGCCCCGCCACATCAGCGCGTCAGGCATGGCGGCATGCGGTATCCGCACGTTGTTGCGCTTGATGATCTTGCGGCAGCGCTTGGCCATCGCGGCCACGTCCGGGCGCAGCGGCGTGGCGAAGGTCGACGACAGTTGCTCGGCTAGGCTGTAGCGCAGCGCCAGCGCGTATTCCGGTGGTACATCGATGTCGTCGTCCGAGCCGATGTAGGTGGGCAGGTCGATCCGCGTGACCAGCCGCAGCTCGCCCACGGCGCCATTCGGCAGCGCGTAGATGGTGCCGAGCGGGTAGGTGGGCTGGTAGCAGATCGCGGTCAGCCGGTCCGATGATTCGCCCTTACAGGCGCCTTCGTAGTCGGTCAGCGCGGCAAACACCGTCACCGGGTAGTCGATGCCATTCACGCGCCAGAACGCGGCGTCGATCTTCACCGGGCGCGGCTCGTCAATGGTGCCGCCCGCGCCAATCGTGGTGGCCGCCGATCCACTCAGGGGCGCGACGATGGTTTTCTGTGCGTAGACCGTCAGGCCATCGGCCTGCCACAGCGCCAGCATCTGGTTCATGGTGGTAAAGGCGTCGCTTGCCGTTTCGCCCGACGCGGTCTGGCCTTCCCCGACGATGCCGAGGTCTTTTAACGCGAGGTCGATGATGGTGGCGACGGAGGTCATTTACTTGGCCTTGTTGGGGCCGCGCGTGCGCTTGGGCGCGGCGCCTGCCGGGGTTGGTGCTTCGCCAATCGGCGTGTAGCCATCGGCGCGGGCGTGGCGTTCTTCGGCGGCATCAGTCACGACCACATAGGCCGCTTGCGCATCGCCCGCGAGATACAACGCCTTCGGGAATTCTTGGAACATGCATGCCTCCAAAAACCGGGCCAGCTTGTGACCGGCCCGGTTTGCTGCTTAGTTGCTCAGGATGCGCGCCGCCAGTTGTGGGCGCAGCGTCTTGAAGCCGTACAGGATATCCAGACGGCATGGGAAGCTGCGGTCAGCGATGGTGAAGCCGCGCACCAGCGACATCGAGATACCGTCCATCACTTCACGCGCCGCGAAGTCCACGCCCTGCGGCAGCACCAGGTCGGCGGTGGCGAAGGTGAACGCGTTTTCATGGTATGCCAGCGATGGCTTGTAGATGCCCGACGCGGTGCCGATCTTGGTCAATGCCGCGCCGTTCGGCATGCCGCCAGCGGTGACGTTCTGGCGCCCGGTGGTGGTATTGATCGCCGGGGAGAACGACAGCACACCGGCGCCGCCCGCGTAATCGGCGGTCACGACGAACTGCTGCACCACGCCGGTGTCGCCCTTGGTTTCAGGATGCACGCGGTTGCAGCCGGCCACGGTGAAGATGTCGCCGCGTTTGAAGGTCGTGGCACCCGCAGCCAGGGTGACGGTGGTCGACCCGTTGGTGGTCACGGCACCGTTCACGGTGTAGCCGGTCGCAGCGGCAGCGGTGCCGGTGGTCGAGTTGCCCAGCAGGGTCGACTCGTAGATGTCGCCGAAGCCTGCGGTGCGGCCAACGGCGCCTTCACGGTACTGCTTGCTGATTTCGGTCGAGTCCTGGAACAGCCCCTTCAGCGCATCGACCATGTCGAGGTTGTCGGTGGTGTTGAGCAGCAGGGTGCGCTTGTCGCCGGGTGCCAGGTTGTCGACCAGCGACTTGCGCGCCAGCAGGGCCGAGCGCAGCGACATGGGCGAGCCGATGTTGTTGACCGTGTTGAACACGTCCAGCGACATCGACAGCGCATCGGCTTCGATGTTCGCGGCCAGTACCGAAATGGCCGGCTTGATGATGCGGTCGGAGAAGTCTTGCAGCGACAGCGTCAGGTCTTGCGAACTGAAGTTCAGGTCGACACCCTTGACGCTGGCCACTTGCAGCGTGGTCGAGGTTTCGGTGGTGTCCTGCGCGGCCATGGTCATGCCGGAGCGGACCACGTACTCGTTCGGCAGGCGCACCTTCAGCGAATCGCCGATCTTCGCGCCTTCCTTGGCAAACGAATCGTCGTACTGACGGTTGATCGAGCCGATGAAGCCCAGCTTCGAGTGCAGCACTGCCTGGCACTCGCGGGTGACGGCGGTCGGGGTGAGAATGTTATTTGGCATGATGTAATCCTATGAAATTGATGGTTTAGCGCCTGAGCGCCTTGTTGCGACGGCGCAGCCACTCGTCGAGTGGCAGGTCGTCGCGCAAGTCGCTGTCCGCGCTTCCGCTGGCACCAATCGGCTTGACTGGCGCGGGCGCTTTTGAAACAGGTTTGGCGGCTGCGGGCTGATTCAGCCTGAATTCCAGCTTGGTCAGTTCGCGCGCCATCTGTACGGGGGGCAGAGCGGTAATGCGTGCCGCTTCGTCCATGTCGTTGCCAAGGTGATGCAGAAGTTTTGCCCCTGCCTCCGAGGTCGTCGCCAGCTCCAGGAAATCCCGGCCGATGCCGACCATGTGCAGGTTGTCGATGGCTTTCTGGAAGTCCGGGAACTCCTTCATGCCAGCAGCATGCACCCTGTTGCACGACTCGTTGAACGTCTGTTCGGCTACCAGCTTGGCCGCTTCCTGCTTGACGAGCGATTGCACGTCATTGGGATTGGCTTCCGACTGTTCGCCGGCCTGAACCCGCGCCAGTTGCGCGCGAAGTTCGCGGGCCTCCTGCGCGGTGGCATCTGCCTGCCGTTTTGCTTCGTACTTCTCGCGGGTCAGTTCGCCGATCCGTTTTTGGAACCATGGCTCGCGCTTGGCCTTTTCCTCGGCGGTTTCGGTTACTTCGTCCTGCGGTCGCTCGGTGGTCGCTTCCGTGCTGCCGGTATCGGCGTGCTGCTCGACCTGTTGCACCTGTTCCGCTTGCGCGTCTGCCGGGGTCGCAGTTTCAATTTCTAAGGACATGGACTATTCCAAGATAGGAGCATCGTCAGAGCCGGACGAAGACGGTTGTTGCATGAATTGGGGCGCTGCCAGCGCGGCAATCTCGTCGGTGGTCGCATCCAACCCGACTTCGTCGGCCACTTGCGCGATCATTTCCGGCGTCATGTACGGCGCGATCACCTTCAGGCGGTTCGTATGTGCGTTGTAGGCGTCGATGCGGCGGTTCTCGGCGTTCTCTTCGGCCTTGGCATGCAGTTCGTTGTACTTCTGTCCGAGGTCGTGCAGCGCCTTTTCCATCTCCTGCGCGTGCTGCTCGGTCTGCTGCATCTGCTGCTGCACCTCGGGCGGGATCGGCGGCGCGCCTTCGTCCTGGTCGCGCAGTTCAGGCGGCAAAGTCTTGGCCAGGCGGTCGGCGATCTGGTCGGCCATCGGGAAGTCCGCCGCCTTCATGATCAGGTCGCCGGCCTTGGCCATCAGGTCGGGGCTGCGGCTGGCCAGTTCGGTCATGGCCGAGAACGCCTCGGCGCGCTTGCTGCCGTAGGACGGTCCCACCGAGACGGTGACGTCATAGCGGCCCACGCCGAGGTTGTAGATTTTCTCGATCTTGCCATCCTGTTCCTGGCGCTCGACCATCGCCTCCGGCTGTGCCGGGTCCAGCTTGACCTCGGCCGGCTTGCCGTCTTCGCCCAAGATGCGCTTGACCGATTCGGTGTCGTAAATCTTAGGGATCAGGTCGACCAGAATCTTGCCGGTGTACTTGATGGCCCTTGCCACATTGTCGATGAAGTGGAAAGTCGCCGTGTCGCCTTCGCGCTGGCGTGCCATGATCGCGCGGCCCGAGGTCTCGTTCGACTTGGCGCCCATCGAGGCGTCGTACTGGCCGCTGGCCATCTTCATTTCTTCGCTGGCAGTGGCCATCCCTTGCAGGAACAGCTGCGCGGGCGCAGGCGCCACCATCCGTTGCGGCATTGCGACCGGGTCGCCGTTCTCGGTGAACGAGTTGTACGGCAGGTACGGCAGGTTCTCGGTGTTGGCGCGCTCCCACACCGATTCGTAGCCTTCGATGGCTTCGGCCGACGCGATGATCGGCGTCTTGGTCTGCAACGCGCCGTATTCGATGGCGGCCGACGAGTTGTAGTTGTACATGCGCTGCGCGTCCTTCATGGCGCGCGTGTGGCCCTTGCGGT